TTTGAAATGCCTTCTGATCAGGACTTTGAAATGTTATATGGTGCACTTAAAACTCAAGAAACAATTGGGTTTTGGTCTACATCTTTTATTCGTGGAACTACAATGGATAATTCTATTTTATTAATAGATGAAATGCAAAACTTGAATTTTCATGAATTAGATAGTATAATAACAAGAGTTGGTGAAAATTGTAAGATTATTTTCTGTGGTGATGCTGCACAAACTGATCTTGTTAAAACTAATGAAAAGAATGGTATATTAGATTTTAAACAAATCATTCTATCAATGACTGAAGATTTTGAATCAATTGAATTTGGCATTGATGATATCGTTCGTTCTGGACTTGTCCGAAACTATCTCCTTACTAAAATTGCTTTAGGTATGTAATGTTTAAACACTTAGATTATTTAAAAGAAGAACCTGATTTATCAGTTTCTACTATTGAAGGAACTCGTTACTATAAAACTCCAACTGGAAAAATGTATCCATCCATTACTTCAGTTACAAGTTTTTATAACCGTGATGTTTTCATTAAATGGAGAAAAAAAGTTGGGGATGAAAAGGCAAATAAAATCACCAGAGAATCTACTTTTAGAGGTACTAAATTTCATGATGTTGTAGAACACTATTTGAATAATGAAGATATCAACAAACTTGATATTCTTCCTTCAACCAAGTTTCTATTCTTATCTTCTCAAAAAAATCTCAATCGTATAAATAACATACACGCTTTAGAGAAATCCCTGTATAGTGATTATCTTGGTTTGGCAGGTAGAGTTGACTGCATAGCAGAGTATGATGGGGAACTCGCAGTAATAGATTTTAAGACATCAAACAAAATTAAACCTGAAGAATGGATTGAAAATTACTTCGTGCAAGAGACTGCGTATGCTTGCATGTATTATGAAATGACTGGTATACCAGTTAAAAAACTTATCACAATCATGGTATCTGAAAATGGAGAATGCGTTGTCTATGAAAAAAGAAACAAAGGTGAGTATATTAAACTTCTTACCAAATACATTAAAAAATTTGTCGAATACAAAACAGGAGAGTATGGAGACTAAGAAAAAAGTAGATGATTTGATGAAGGAAAAATTCTTGTGTCAAGCACAATTTGCACAAGAAGTAGAGAAGATAGCAAAAGATAATAATTTCAATTACATTGATGCTATTATTACTTTCTGTGATGAGAACAAAATTGAAATTGAAGCAGTATCCAAGTTAATGTCAAAACCATTAAAAGAAAAGTTGAAGTATGATGCACAACAACTTAACTTTATGAAAAAAACATCAAGAGCAAGACTACCTTTATAATGCCATCTAAATCACAATTAATACACTATCGTTTACAAGCAATGTTGCGTGAACATAATTGGTCTGACCTTGAGTATCTTGGGGTAAGACCTGATAGTGTTGGTATAGATCAACATTGGTATCGTATAGGAGAAGCAGAAGTTCCCGTTGACTCAATTGAAGAATTAGATAATGTCGAACCAGTTGACCCCGATTGAAGTTTACAAAAACTATCTGGCATTTAAGAACCACTTTACAAAAGAGAAGTATGATTACTTCAAGTATCGTGGAAGATCCAGATCATCTACAGCAGCTTTTAATAAGAGAAAAGATCGTTACTTCTTTGAGAGAATGTCAAGGAAAAAGACGGAAAAGGAAATACGAAACTTTTTCTTGGCAAATTTTATTGAGTCATTTGATTCCAATAGTGTATGGATAGGACAGATTATTGATAGTGGTGAAAAGAAATATCTGAAGTGGGAAGAAAGAAACAATAATTTATTTGAAAATTTTAAAAACAATGCAGATCGTATGTTTGATCAATACGGTCTTGAAGAATTTTTCTCTTGCAAGAAAGGACATTCACCAATACTTAAAGAATACTTTGCTGAAAATATATCAATTGAAGAGATGGTGATATATGATAAGATATTTTCATACATTAAAGATCATGATAAACAATTACTTGATCCTGTGTGGGAAACCGTCAGTATTAAAATTAAGAAATATATTCCCTTTCTAAATATCAATATGTTAAAATATAAAAATTATTTAATTACCAAATTACAACAGGGGAAAGATTAATGAGTGAATTTTTTAAATCAGAGCAAGTCAGAAATGATATTTTCGAGTTAGAAAATTTACAGAGAGATTTAGCACTTACCATGTCATCTGGTCGTGTTCTTAATGGAGAAGAAAAAAAAGAACACGTTGGAAAATTAAAATTATTTTTAGAAAAACAAAAGATATTTTTCTTTCGTGTTTCATTGTCAGATGATCCAGAGGCAATACAAATAAAAGATCATATATTGGAAGCAGCAAAGATGTTTGGATTTAATGAAATGACAGGTATGGATAAATTCTTTCAACAATTAGATGAGACAATAAAGAAGGTTGAAAAAGATTTGGATGAAGGAGTTGACATATAAATATTAGAAAAAAAATATAGACTTGTGAGTGTAGATTTTGGACGCATAAAGAAATATTCTAAAGCATCAAATGATATTGATGAAAAACTTGAGTACCTGAATAAGGAATTTAAAAAAACAGGTTTGTGTGAAATAGCAGGAAATTCTACACCAGGAATTTATGTCAGGAGAGAAGAAGAACCAAATCCAGCTCATGCTATATTCAGCAATGCATCTTTTAATGGCATGCCATTTGGTATGACCTCACTTAGTGGTAAATCAATAGGTGGATCAACTAATGCTTCTGGTCATTCGATATCACCTGATGGTCTCAGGGTTGCCAAAACATATCAGGGTGTTGCTAATGGATTTCAAGCTAAACCACCAGGTTATCAAAGAACACCAACGCATCGTAAAGTTGGTTCCTTTTTATGGTATTGGAATGGTACTCATTATAGCTGGTTAGAGTGGAAGTATGATAATCAGTATGAAGGTAATGCTGGTGAGTGGGCTCAGTGGAAGCAGGGAATATTTCCTTACCTAGATCCTATTATTGGTGATCCTAGTTTTGATCCAAATTTGTTAGCTGCTATAAGAGCAGCAGGAGGTGGTGGTGCTGCATTCCCAGATCCAGATGATATTACACCCCCAATTAATCTTATACTTTTTCAAAATGAACTTGAAGATCCTGATTTTTTACCTATTAAAATTCCAGATTTCTCTGATCAAGGATTTAATTACTTAAAGAATAAAGCGGAAGAAGAATTACTAGCAGGGACATATGATTTGATGAAACGTGGACAGGTTCCATTTTTAACACCAGATCAAGTCAATAAAATATTAGTAGATCCAAAATTTCAACAACTTCTTCAAGATGACCCAGACCTAATTAAACAACTACAGAGGATGAGAGCATCAAATGACAGTAGATATTCTGAACCAGTATCAGATACACAAATTTCTGGTCTAGGTGCTCAAGATGGTGATCTAATTGCAATGTTCGGTGGTAAACCCACACCTCCAACTAAAAAATCAGACTTTAAAGGTATTAAAAAGAATACAGCAATCAAAAACGCTACCATGAGTGTTAATGGTATGGGGATGAGTTCTGCAGAATTTGAGAAAAAGTATGGGATTAGTCCTCAAGATTTTCTTAATTTACCAGAGAACAACTCACATGATAAAGAATATATTGAAGAGAGTGCCAAACTAGGACACTTTGAGCCAGAAGTATTGAATGTAGATATTAATAAGTTAAGAAAAGGAATATTACCAGAGTTTCCAAAAGATCCTCCCCCAGAGATGATTGATGGATACGCAGCAAATTCAAGACTTGCACCAAAAAAACTTGAACTTCCACCTTTTATCAAAGTTACAAAAAAAGATATAGCACAAAATCATCTACTCACTGATAAAGAGATAAGTGATTTTATGAATGTTATTAATATGATTAATGATTATATAAAGAAAAATCCTGCCGAAGTAAAGTATGCAATGATAAGGTATCCAAAAAATGATCCTCGACTTGCACAGTTAAATTATAAAATGGATCAAATGAAAGCAGCAGGTGATGAGTATATGGAAACTCATTTTCCAGAGAATCAAAAATTGTTTAATAAAATAAAAAAGAAAATAAAAAATACAATTGCCCAGACTGATCCGAAAAATTTTAAGAGTGTTAAGTTACCAAAATTTGATAAAACAAATTTAGAAGAATTTAAAAAAAAGAAAGAAGTTTATTCAAGATATTTTAAGAAACCAGTCAAGATAAAAAAACTTTTTAGAAAATAAAAAAGAGGGGTTGACATATAAATAGTAAGGTATTATAATAACAATGTTGGACGCAACATAGGGAGTGACTGAATAAACTTACTGGCAACTGCTGGTTAAGGTGATGAGACACAGGTGGTGCTGCTGCAGCGAT